ATTCGCAAGACAGTCGAGTACTGCTTATGATCCTTACAACTATTAAATCGGCGTGCTTGGTTGCGGCTATTGCACTGGCTGTTTCCTTTGGCACCATGTTTGATGTTTTAGTGTTTGATTTGATCCCTCAATTTCTAGGGCAATGGTTATGAATAAGTTCTTCCATTTAAAAACTCACTCCATCGCGCCGGGGGGTGGAATAGCAGGACCAGGAACAGCCGGTCGAAGCACAAGCGTTGGCGGTCGGAGTGGGGTCGGCTCTCTAGGAGGAGGAAGCCAAGGGCCAGGAGGATCACCAAGCGGAGGGCGCGGCAGCAAAAGCTTTCAAGAAAGAATAAGAGATTTCATCTTAGGCGAAGAAGGAACAACGATAGGGAAAACGGTAGGCAGATTTCTAGGTGCCATATCCCCTGTTCCGTTTGGCAGTACTGTACTAGGAGCTGCCGGAGCTGCAATTGAGAAAGACATCAGGGCCGGAGGCACAGGAACAGAAATCGCTACAGCTCAAGCGCAGGCAGCCAAGGGGGGGAGAACACAGATTGAAGGGCTGTCAGGCGCTGAACGAGTTAGGTCTGATCAATCAGTATCGGCAGCCGCGCCAACAACAGCAAGCAAGGAGCTAGAGCGAGCAAGAAAGGTTGCTGCAGGCGGTCGTGCTGGGACGTTGTTGGCAGGCAGGACGATAGCAGAAGAGAAGCAACGTAAATCACTATTAGGGCAATGACATGGCGGCTAATGCAGAGCAGATCATCCAGCGTTACAACATGCTTAAGTCTCTGCGCGGGACATGGGATAGCCATTGGCGTGAGATAGCGGAGCTAGTCTACCCAAGGCGTGATGACTTCGACACCAAGCGCTCACCCGGCGAGAAGCGGATGACAAAGGTGTTTGACTCAACGGCTATCCAGGCTAATGAGTTACTTGCATCTGGCATGGTGGGTCTGAACATCAACCCGGCAACCACATGGTTCCGACCTAACACAGATGGCATGGATGAGGAGTCTAAAGAATGGCTCCACAATGCCGCTGATGTAATGCTAAACGAAATAAATTCACCAACTAGCGGATTCTATACGGCAGCATATGAATATTTTCTTGAGTTCGGTGCTTTTGGCACTGCTGGCTTATTTATTACCGAAGGCGAAGAGAACAATGGTCTTCTGTTTCAATCACGTGCGCTCTCTGAAATCTCAGTAACTGAAGGGCCAGCGGGTCAGATCGATACTGTTTACCGCCGATTTGAATGGCCGATACATAGGATCTTTCAGCGCTGGGGCGACAAGTCAGGGAAGTCTGTACTCAAGCACATGAAAGAGAAAAAGCTTGATGCGAAGTTCTTCATCATTCATGCAATCCAGCCACGTAAAGATCGGGACAAAGAGAAGAAAGATAATCAGAATCTGCCTTTCGAAGATGTGTATATCCTTCAGACTGATGAGCACATCCTAGAAGAGAGTGGATACCACGAGTTCCCATTGCCGGTAGGACGATTCTACAAGTCTCCTATGGAGGTTTACGGGCGTTCTCCTGCTATGACAGCGCTTCCTGATGTAAAGATGCTCAACGAGGTAATGAAGACCACTATTAAAGCAGCACAGAAGGCGGTTGATCCGAGTATTCTGGTGCCTAATGACGGTTTCCTTAATCCTCTGCGCTCAGTCCCAGGCGGAGTTAATGTTTTTGATAGCGCGGTTATGGGGCCAGGTGACATCGGACAGTTTCCATCAACTAATCCAGGCATAGGCTTAGATATGGTCGAGTTCCTGAGTAACAGGATCAGATCAATATTCTTTGTCGATCAGCTTCAGTTTGCAGGCGGTCCTCAGATGACGGCTACTGAGGTATTGCAGCGTACTGAAGAGAAGCTGAGGCTAATGGGGCCAATCTTGGGGCGTGTGCAGACTGAGTTCCTTGGTCCTGTGTTGGATCGGGTATTCGGCCTGCTATTCCGTCAAGGCAAGTTTGGCGCACCACCTGCATCTCTGCCTGATAGCTTTGAATTTGAGTACACTTCCCAGGTTAACCAGGCGCAACGGCAACAAGAGGCAAATGGGTTCCTCAGAGCGGTGGAAGTGATGGGACCGATGCTGCAGTTAGATCCTAATCTTCTTCTTGATAACATAGATGGCGATAAAACGCTCCGTGATACGTTTGAGATGTTTGGCTTCTCTCCCAATAAATTCACAGATGAAAAGAAACGGGATACAATCAGACAGCAAAGAGCACAGATTCAACAGCTTTCTCAGACGATCGAAGGTCTTAAGCAGGCTGGTGAAGCAGGGCAAGCAATCAACGCAGCACAAGCACCGGAGGGGGTGTAAATGCAACTTGAAGATATTCTAAAAGCAAAACGCAAGATGGATGAAAATGCCATTCCTGTGGACGGAAGAGAGATGTCATTAACATGGAGGCAGATGTATCGATTAATAAGAGAGATTCAGCTATCAGAAATGGCTGATAGTGATCAGCGCAGGGAAAACGAGAGGGCACTTAATGCAATTGCTGTTGGTAATTATGAAATAGCAAAGGAGATATCTCCTAGCATGATATACGGGATCACTCTCGTAGTTAACTCAGCAACAGCCGAAGGGGGCTGATAATATATGTATTTTGGTGACGCAATTAATGCACTGAAAGACGGCGAGAAAGTACGCCGCGTAGGGTGGAATGGCAAGGGTATTTTTATCGAGCTACAACGCCCAGACCGGAACAGTAAAATGAGCAGCCCGTATATCTTCATAGATACTACGGGCCTGCAGACTGAGAACGCTGCCGCTCCAAAAAGCAGAGTGCCTTGGCTGGCATCTCAGACAGACATGCTGGCTGAAGATTGGGAGTTGGTTCTATGAAAGCTATTATCCATACAGAGCTACGTTGTGGTTCATGCGGTGTCATGCTCCAGTATCACAAAGACGTCATTGTGCGTTGTGTGAATCTGAAGTGTGACGAGCGCAACAAGGAATACAAAGCTCCTGCAGTAGAGCTTGACCCACTCAAACCATCACAGGAGGAGAAGCCCAAGCGGAAGTATACAAAGAAAACGGATAAGGCCGATGAGTAAGGTCGACGCAAAACAGTTAAGGATTGATTACAGCCAGGCGTTTGATAGTCCAGGAGGGAAGCGGGTATTGAAAGATATCCTTTCCTATTGCCATGTGCTGGAGCCGCTGAAGGGGTCGATTGATACCAATTCGATCATCATCAGAGAGGCCCGGCGCGATGTGGCGTTGACTATCTTGCAGAAGCTAAATTGGAAAGAAAACGATTTTGTTAGCTTCACCGGAGGGGGTGAATAATGTTTGTTAAATATCTGAATAATCGATTGATGGATGAAGAACCGGGCGAGGCTGGAGGTGGCGTTGTGGAGCCTGTTGTTGCTCCTGTAGTGCCATCAGATGCCAAATGGTTCGATGGTCTGCCTACTGAGATGCGGGAAGACCAGAACATCACCAAGTTTGATTCTGTTGAGTCCATGGCTAAGTCCTGGCTTAATGCTCAGCGCATGATCGGACAAGATAAGATTCCTATGCCTCAGACTGATGAGGATTGGGGCGCCGTCTATGGTCGCCTTGGTCGTCCTGATGAGGCTACAGGCTATCAGGTAGCTGTCCCTGAAGGCGTAGAGGTCAATGCTGACAAACAGCAGGTGTACTTCGAAAGGGCTCATCAGCTTGGCTTAAGCGTAAAGCAGGTTGAAGGCATGGCGGCATTGGAGTTTGAGCAATCCGCTATTGATAAGCAGGCTAAGGATGCGGCGAAAGAAACTCGCTTGTCTGAAGCTCAAAACGCTCTGAAGCAGGAGTGGGGGCAAGCCTTCGATCAGAACAGCGGGGTCGCTCTTCGTGCTGCAGCCGAATTCCTGAGCGAAACGGATGTTGATTTTATAAATAAGGCTACTATTGACGGCGTGAAAGTTGGTGATCATCCGGTGATGGCTAAGCTGTTCCATAATATCGGCAAGTCGATGATGGAAGGCGGCAAGCTTGAAGGGGTAGGAGGGGAGCAGGTTATGTCACCCCAACAGATGGAGGAGAAACGAAGCTCTCTGATGTCTCACCCGGCTTATGTTGATAACCGCCATCCAGAGCATAAGATGATTCTACGGCAAGTGGAGGAGTCATTTAAGCAGCAGTTTGGTTAATAAGAAGTTTCTGTTATAATGTAACAAGCAGTTAGTAATGTAGTTTTAATTGCTAACTTATGGGACTCATGTGACTCTTTAGCATTATGCATGATGCTGGCCGGTTTGATTCCGGCGAGTCCCATCGCTTTATCCCCCGACAACCCCATCATGGGGCCGGAACCGTAAAACACTTTCTAGTGACGGGACCGGCAACGACAACCCCAAAGCTAGACAAAAACGACTTTTGTTTATCTTAACTTTGGGGGCATATTATGTCTTTTGAAATCACAACAGCATTTGTGAATCAGTTCGGTGCAAACATCGATCTGCTTTCACAGCAAAAAGATGCCCGGTTCGGGGGCAAAACCCGAATGGAGTCTCAGACCGGAGAAACAGGGTTCTATGAGCAGATTGGGGCAACCGCTGCACAAGAGCGCACCTCTCGTCACTCTGATACCCCTCGGATCGACACTCCGCATTCTCGCCGGGCTGTAACTCTTCGTACCTTCGAGTGGGCTGATCTGATCGACCAGGCGGATAAAGTCCGCATGCTGATCGATCCCACTAGCTCTTACGCACAATCAGCAATGATGGCGATGAATCGTTCACGCGATGACATCATGATTGAGGAGGCCCTAGGCTCTGCTAAGACCGGCAAATCGGGCACCACATTGGTGGCTCTGCCTGCTTCGCAGAAGGTCGCAGCATCTGCAACTGGATTGACCATTGCTAAGCTCCGCTCTGCTTCTGAGATCCTGAACGCTAACGATGTCGATCCTGATATCCGCCGCTATCTGGCTTTCTCTGCTCAACAGCTCACCAACCTGCTTGCTACCACAGAAGTAACCAGCTCTGACTTCAACACTGTCAAGGCTTTGGTTGAAGGCAAGGTAGATGAGTTCATGGGCTTCACCTTCGTTCGGTCTGAGCGCTTGACCTTGGACGGCAACAGTGATCGACAGATCATTGCTTGGGCTGAAGATGGCCTGTTGCTTGCCCAAGGATCCAATAACATCACCCGCATCACTGAGCGAGCTGACAAGTCCTACTCTGTGCAGGTGTTCCGAAGTGAAGACTTTGGTGCTACCCGTATGGAAGAAGACAAAGTTGTCGAAATCGCTTGTGTCGAAGTATAAGGAGGCTTGACTCATGGCAGTCACAAATGAAAAAAGTGATCAGATCACAAACGTAGAAGCAAAGCCCACCGTCTTGGAAGATACCACATCTCTCCATGGGCGGATGCGGATTGCATTTTTCTCACACACTCAGGTAGCAGCAGGAGATGCTAACTCTACGGTAGAGGCTGTTAAGCTTCCAGCGGGTAAGGTCCGTGTCATGTTCCAGTCGTCTCGAATTGAGCACAACTGGACTGTTGCCACGGTTGACATGAATGTCGGCTGGCAGGCTTATACCGACAATGACGGGGATGCTGTAGTGGCTGACCCCAACGGGCTGGATGCGGCGGTTGATGTTGAGACCGCTGGTATCATCACGCCTGGTAGCGCCATTGCTGCTGGCACTGGTAAAACTATGGTCTTCAATAGTCTGAGCGGCGTGACGCTAGAGCTTCAAGCTGTAGCTGCCGGCCTGAACATTGGTGACACTGCACAAGGCTACTTCGTTTACGTTGTAGACTAAAGGTTGTCGGCCCTTCCCGGCAAATGCGGTAAAACGCAAGGGGGTACTTAGGTGCCCCCATTTTAGGAGGATATCATGTCAGAAGTATCTATCTGCAATACAGCCCTTCTCAGAGTTGGCGAAGGGACCATTCTCGCTCTCACCGAAGATTCCAAGCCTGCAAGAGCATGTAACCTCATCTACGCCGATACGCGAGACTCAGTGCTAAGGGAACACCCTTGGAACTTTGCCGTGAAGCGTGTTGAGTTGGCTTTGCTTGCTGACGCCCCTATCTTTGAGTTCGACTTTCAGCATCAATTGCCTTCTGATTGCATCCGAGTCTTAAAGACTGATGATGATCTGATTGCTAACCGCATTGAAGGCAACCGAATCTTAAGCAATAACAGCGTGGTGAAGATAGAATATATATCCAGGATAACTGACACAACTCAGTTTGATACCTTGTTCACAGATGCTTTGTCTGATCGCATAGCTGCTGATCTGGCATTCAACCTGTCCGACAACAACGCACTATCTCAGTTTATGTTCCAGCGCTCCAAGGACAAGGTTAAACAAGCTCGGTCTATGGACGGGCAAGAAGGCACTCCACGTTCAATAGAAGCTGATACCTGGCTTAACACAAGGCTGTAAACCATGCCTAAAGCTGCATTCATCCAGACAAACTTTACAGCCGGGGAGCTATCCCCTCGTCTTGAAGGTCGCGTTGATATATCCAAATACTTCAACGGCGTCCGCACTCTCAAGAATATGATCATTCACCCTCATGGCGGAACTACTCGCCGTGGTGGAACCAAGTTTATCGGATCGACAAAGTTCGCTGATAAAAAGGTTAGATTAATTCCTTTCCAGTTCTCAGTAGAGCAGGCTTATATCCTTGAGTTTGGCGAGAACTATATTCACTTTTTCCGTGATGATTTCCAGATTGGCGGAGGGGGATTCAATACAGGTTTCGATACAGGCTTTTCAGGGGAAGCTAACATTATTGAGGTCACGACTACTTATCTTGAGTCTGAACTATTCGAGATTCAGTTTGTGCAGTCTGCTGACGTTCTTTATATCGTTCACCCTAATCATGAGCCTGCAAAGCTCTCTCGTACGGCGGTGGACGAGTTCTCTTTGGCAGATGAAGAGTTTGTAAACGGCCCTTATCAGGATGAGAATATCACGCCCACGACGATGACTCCTAGCGGGACAACCGGAACGATTACAATCACGGCTTCAACGGCCACCTTTGTTTCAACTGATGTTGGAAGAACAGTAAGGATTGATCAGGGCGCAGATTTTGGTTATGCGACGATAACCGGCTTCACGAGTATAACCATTGTAGACGCTGAAGTAGATGATGATTTCGTATCGACAACTGGCCAAACAACCTGGCGGCTAGGGGCATTCTCTAACACCACAGGCTTCCCTTCCTCAATAGCATTCTTTGAGGATCGTCTGATATATGCGGCAACAACTTTGCAGCCTCAGACGGTATGGGGCAGTCAGTCAGGCATCTATAACGACTTCACGCCCGGCGCTATAGCATCGGATGCTATCACTTACACCATTGCATCGGATCAGGTTAACGCTATCCGGTGGCTGTCTCCTGGAAAGTCCTTAACTATCGGGACAGTAGGCGGTGAATTCCTTATGTCTGCTTCTACTCGTGACGAGGCTATAACGCCAAGCAACGTGAAGATTGTTAGACAGTCTGAATATGGTAGCGCCTATATCATGCCAGTTCGGTCAAATGGTGTGGTTCTATTTCCTCAGCGCTCATCAAAGAAGATCAGGCAGTTCATCTATCAGTTTGAGTCGGACACCTATATAGCCCCTGATTTAACCCTGTTGGCTGAACATATAACAGAGAATGGGATTGTAGAGATGGACTACCAGAAGGAGCCTGATTCTATTGTGTGGTGTGTGGGCAAGGATGGGACTCTACTAGGAATGACGTTTGAGCGTGACCAAGAGGTTGTTGGATGGCATCGCCACACTGTTGGAGGGGTATCGGATGCATTAGGAACGGCGGCAAAGGTAGAAAGCGTTGGAGTAATACCTAAAGAAGGAAGGGATCAAGTATGGTTGTCGGTAAAAAGGTTTATAAATGGCGCAGAAGTCAGGCAAATAGAAGTTATAACTGAAGGTCGATCCACAGTTAATCCGGTAGACGGCGATGATTTCTTTGTCGATGGTGGGGCTTTGTTTAGCAATGGGCCGACAACTGTTGTTGGTGGGCTAAATCATCTTGAAGGCGAGTCTGTTCAGATCCTAGCGGATGGTGCGGTAGTTCCTAATCAGACTGTTGTTAACGGGTCTATTACCCTTGAGATAGCAGCAAACAAAATTAATGCTGGTCTTGGTTATGTGTCAGATGTCGAGACCATGAGGATAGAAGCAGGCTCAGCGAACGGATCGGCACAAGGCAAGATCAAGCGCATAAATAAGATTGATATTCGCTTCTTCGATACCCTTGGGGCCAAGGTTGGGCCGAATTCATCTAAACTTGATACAATACATTTTAGGTCCACTTCTGACCCAATGGATTCAGCTCCCCCAAGGTTTACAGGCGATAAAGGAGAATCATGGGATTCTGGATATGAGACAGAAGGACGGGTGTTTATCAGACAAGATCAGCCGTTACCGATGACCATACTGGCGATTATGCCAAGAGTCAGAACCAATGATTAGAGGATTATCATAATGGGTTTTTTTACAGACCTTGCGTCTTTCTTTATCGGCGAAGCGGGAACGGCGACCGCTGCGGCTACTACAGGGATTCTAGGCAAGGCCGGGGAGTTTGGTCTAGCTGAATCCCTACAGACTGCAGGCACTGTTATCTCAGCGGGGGGGCAGATTGCAACCACTATTGCTCAGAAAGATGCTTTAAAAAGACAAGCAGCTCTAGGGCTTAAGTCTGCAGAGTTTGAAACCGCCAGACTAAGGGAGGAAGAGGCCCGCCTAAAAGGAAGGCAGCGTGTAGCGGCGGCTAAATCTGGTGCGCGTCGATCTGGTAGCGTATTAGAAACAATGAAAGCATCAGCTGAACAAGCAGAATTAGAAGCCCTTAATATACAGTTTGGGGCGCAAGCAGGAGCACAGGCTAGGCTGTTTGAGGCTCGACAAGTAGGCAGGGCGGGAGTATTAGGAGCAACAGGAACATTTCTTACAGGGTTGAATAGGGCGCGATAATGCCAAAGCTTCCACAGTTTCAAGCGAGCTCACAATTAAGAACAGCTGGTGCCGTGCCTCGCGCTGCATTCACGGGTGCAGTAGGGGAAGCTGTAACGGGTATTGGTCAGACTGTATCGCGTCTTGCGGGTGAATCTATCCAGCGTCAAAAAGATGCGGACGATGCGGCTTTTGTCACTGAAAGAACCAACCGGCTATTCAGACAAGAGTCCGAATTGATAACAGATGTCCAAACAAGGGGCGCTGATGTCGATATGAAAGAGCTGCAAGGGGCATTCGATGAGCGGGTGAGTGATTTATCCGGCGAAGCCCCAAGCGAAGAAGCGGCGGCGGCTCTTCGTTCTAATGCTACAGATGCCTTTGAGCGTAAATTCTTCCCTCAATATTCCAAGCACCAGGCAGGGCTGAACGTACAGAAGCGCGTAAGCTCTACTAATAGCGCTATCGATGACATCCAATCAGAGGTGTTGAGGGGAGTGACTGGCGTACCTGAGGCCAGAGGGCGTATTAACTCTGCTCTATCAGGTTTAGCGGAGACTTCAGCCGGGGTTGTGGATATTGATGCAGCTAGGCAAGGGGCATTCAATCAGATTGCTACCAACGCGCTAGGGGGCCGGATTGACAGGGGAGACAGCCGGGCGGTCGTTGATGAGATTAAAGAAGGCAAGTGGGATGATCTCACCGACTCAAAGACTCTAGGCAAGATTCTTAGCCTGGCTGAGAAAGATGTTAAACAACGGGATTCAGCAGAGAAACAGCAATTCGCACAGGGCCTAGATGACTATGTAGCCTTTTTATCTAGCGGGCAGGAAGATGGCGCACTAGCGGCAAGGTTTAGCGCAGAGAATGTTAACCGGGTGTTCGGTGAGAAAGGCGCGGGGGTTTCGGAAAGCATTAATGATGCTCGATCATTCGGCCAAGCTATTACAGAGGTTAAGACTGCCGGGCCTGAAGAACTGAGAGGGATTGTTGTAGCGGCAAAGCCGACAGATCCAGAGAACTTCAGAAGAGAATCCAAACAATTTGGAATCTTGGCAAAGGCAATACAGGCTCGTAATAAGGCCATCGCTGCTGACCCTTCCGCATATGTCATCGAGAACTCTAACGTTGCTGACAAGTCGTTCCAGAGCTTCCAGGCTGCATTTGCATCAGGTGACGTTGAAGCGACCACAGCAGCGGCACAAGAATACTCAGCCATCCAGCGATCTATGCAGGAAGAGCTTGGAGTTCATCCCCAAGGGGTTCAGCTTCTACCTACTCAATTTGAGGATCAGATATCTGCGACTCTGAATGACTTCTCTCAAGGTGGCGAGGCTGTAGCATTGCAGCTTGATGCACTCAAAACGTCATTTGGTGGAGAGTGGGGGACAGTCATGCGCCAGCTATCACAAAACAAGAAGTTGGGAGGAGGCCTTAAGGTTATGGCCGGTATGGATTTTGGTCCTGAAATGGTTGTGCTAGGTGAAGCCTTATCCGTGACTCCAAAGCAGTACAAAGAATTCATAGGCGATGATGATTTTAAGGACATCCAGGCAGATACTATTGGAGAGCTGGAAGACTTCCAAAATACTTTGAGAGGTCAGCCGGGAGCAGAACAAGTATTTATCCAGCATAAAACGGCTATAGAATCTCTTGCAATGAAATACATTGCTGATGGTATTTTTGATAGTACAGGCGAGGCGATTGAACAGGCTAGAACAGACGTGCTGGACTCGCGTTTTACATTCACAGATACATACAGAATCCCGACTAAATTTAGTGCAGATGAAGTGGAGTTAGCGGTATCGAATACCATTGACTCTATCAGAGAGGGCGGATTCAATCTGCTGATCCCTGAGTCAGATGTTGTTGAGAATATCGAGGACAGGGCAGAGGTTTATCTATCCGCTCTCAGACCTCAGCCTATTACTGATCCAAATGGTGAAGGCATTCTATTCACTGACCAAAATGGAAATACTATCTTCACAGCGGATGGTGATCCTTTGATTATCCCATTCAAGCAGCTAGAGGGAGAAGGGGTTGACCCCGGTCCTACTTTATTTGAATCAGGAAGGATTGGCCGATGACTATCACTCTTGATGGTTACAAGGTAAGCAGGACGCAGCGATTAGAGGACTTAACAACAGGTCTAGGAACCTCGCTATCTGCGCTTGCTGAACAGGTGTGGGAAGAGAACCCCATGAGTTCAACCTTCCGGCAGACCAAGTTAGAGGAGGAGTTATTCGGTGGTTTCGTTCCTGGCACTAAAGGGGCTCAGTTTAAAGGACCACCTTCACCTGTGTTGGGCAAGATTGATGCAGACAAGAAGGTATCAGATGCAGGAGTTAAGCTTGATATAGGAGAGCGTGGAATCCCTGAAGGCGCTCTGGATCTGATGATTGAGCGGAAGAGGGAAGAGGTTAAGCGCAAGGCATTGATAGATGCTGCTCCCGAGGGCTTTTGGTCTGGTGCTGCTCAGATCGGTACAGCGTTAGCGGTCTCTATTGCTGACCCTATCAACGTGGCTTCTGCTTTCGTTCCTGTTGTTGGCCAGGTTAGGTACGCAAAGCTAGTAGCCAATACCTCTACTGCTCTTGGTCGCTCTGCTGTAAGGGCTGGTGTAGGTGTAACAGAAGGGGTCGTGGGTGCTGCATTAGTTGAACCGGTCATCCTCCTGGCTGCTGAAGCAGAGCAGGCTGAGTATGGGATGTACGATTCATTTCTTAACCTTACATTCGGCGCAGTGTTAGGCGGTGGGCTACATACCGGATTGGGGGCTATTGGTGATGCTATAGGTCGTGGCTCCCCTAAATTGAAAGAGGATATGCTAAGAGCTGCTAATGGACAGGTGATGGATAACCGGCCCATCGATGTGGGCTATGTTGCCAAGACTGATCCGACATTTAGAGCAGAGTGGAGGGACAGCCAAGTAGCCCGGGCGATTGAAGGAGCTGAAGTGGATGCCCGGGTAAAGACTGAATTCAATAGAGCAATGGATGAGTTAAGGCCCGAGCTGATTACTAGAGCAGGAGAGTTCCGAAGTGATGTTTCTGCCCGGGTGATTGATGATCTAGAAGCAGGACGCGTACCTGATGTATTTATTGACGATGTGGCAAAAGTTGTCAAAGGCAGGATCGATGACTTCGAAGCCCCAGCGCCTAAGCTTGATTCCAAATCCCCTGAAGCCTCGCCTCTGTTCTCTGCTGAAGCCCAAAAGACCTTAGATGATATGGTAGAGCCTACCCCTGAAAGCCTCGACACCTTAACAGATGATATACTGACCGCATTAGATGAGCAGGAAGTAGACACCAAATCGGTTAGAGCAGAGATTGAAGAGATAAACGAGACTGCTGCCCGTGATGAAGCCGGGTTGCGTGAAGCCTTAAATTGCATGTTGGGGAAGTAAATGCCAGCCGCTAACTGTATAGCACGAATCGAAACAGCCATGAAAGGCGCGCCTATTGAAGATCAGGTGCGTATGGCTGAAGAGGCTGACCGTATTGTTAAAGACTCTGTAGGGCTATCAGAGGAGCAAAT